TTTCATTTTTTTATTTTTTCTTTTTTTCATTATTTCTCTTTCGCTTTTTTAAATGCTCTTTTACCCATTACTTCTGAAATTCTTTTATTACCAAATAATTTTCTCATGTTAGTTCCTTGCTCTTGAGCTTTTTTAAATAATAATCTGTCTTTGATATCTAAAACTTTAGGACCTTGCGCAACCATTTCTCTTTCTTTTGATTTGCCTTCTTCGTAACCATCGTCATCGAAGTCCATCGCTTTAGAAGTATTATCGAAGTCTACATCTAAAATTTCTTTTGTAACTTGTTTAGTATCTTTTTTTGCCATTACGAAATCTCCACTTCAATTTTCATTTCTTTTGCAACTTTCATTTGCATTTGTTTATCTCTTTCGACTTCTTTGACTATCTCGTCTCCAGGATTTTGCATTGCTTTTTTTAACATTGCAGCATCTTCTTTTTGTTCTGGAAACTTCTCATAATATCTTTTATTTGCATCAGCAACGTCTTGAACGCTATATTGTTTAACGCCTAGTCTAGGTGACTTGCTTGCTTTTTTAAATGGGTTCATTATAAGTCCTCCGGTGTACTTAATTTTTTATTCAATATACCTTGAAAACAAGATTGTGTAAAGGTAGGAAGCATCATTTCGCTTATAATATTTTTACTATGGCCTGTCTCCCAAGCTACGCAAGGTACTCCTTTTTCGTCCCATGCTACTAGAGCAAAGCCTTTAATATCTACTTTATCAGTAATTCTCATCGCAGCATCATGGAATTTATTTACTAAATTATCATCTTCTATCTGTTCTAATATCTCTGGATTACTTACAGGTCTACCTTTCGGTATGACATTAAGAGTAATAATGTTTGACTTCGCTGCGTTGTTTTCGTGTTTCATATTCATCGTCCTCTGGATCATCAGGGTGTGCTATTAAAAAACCATCACGTATTCTTAATAACGCTTGAACACAAGTATCGTGTATGTCGTCATGTTTACCATACGGAAACTGTGCACTTTCCTCAATAACACTCTTAGTCCATTCTTCATCAAGAGTAAACACTAATCCACCTTCAAACATTGCTGCTACACTATGTGTTCTTGAGACTTTATCTCGATCAGGTGTATATGTTACTACAGGAACTCCCGACCTTCTCATATCCTGTATAAGTGATTGGCCTGAAGCTCTTTTTTCAATTAAGACTTGATCAGGTTGCCATTCATAAAAACTATCTTGTGCTTTTTTCCGTAGATCAGGATATTCTAATCTATCTTTCCAAGCGTCTAATAATATTGCAGCAGCATAAGGCATATTATTTTCATCTCTCGCTGTAAATACTCCCCATGTTGTACAAGCAGAAAAGTCAGCAGAAGATTTTGTACTAAAGGCTGTATCGTAAGATTGAATAACATAACTGAGAGTTGGTATTTTTTCTCCATCATAAATATTCCACCAATCTCTTTTAATAATACTGCCTTCTTCGTTTGCTGGTTGCTGTTGATAAAGAGCTTGCCATACACGTTGACCTACTGTATTTTTTATTTTTTCTAAATCTTCTTTTGAATATGCTTCTGGCCATAAAGCGTTACCGCTATTATCTATCGCAGGTAAATCTAAAACTTTCCAGTCTTCTCCACTTTCATTTAAGATGTAACCAGCCAAATCGTCTTGGTGCCATCTTGTTTGAATAATAATTATTTTACCACCTGGTTGTAATCGTGTATATGCTACTGACTTATACCACTCTAATAGATTTTTTCTTTGAACTTCTGACTCTGCGTCTTCTCTTCCTTTTATTGGATCATCTATAATTAATAAATGCGCACCTCTACCAGTAATTGCTCCACCAGCACCAACAGCAGAATATGTGCCTCCGTGTACTGTATGAAATCGTTTCGCACTCGTTGAATCTGATCGAAGGGCCACTTTTGGAAATACTTGATTAAATTCATCAGATTGAACTTGGTTTCTTACTTTACGACCAAAGTCGTCTGCTAACTCTTGTGCGTATGTAGATTGAATTACAAATTCGTTTGGATTATTTCCTAGATACCACGCTGGAAAAAATTCTGAGCATAGCATAGATTTTCCATGTCTTGGTGGCATAAAGACAGCGAGCCTTTTAATTTCTCCAGTTTCCAACTTTTCTAAATTTTTTGAAATGAGTTGTATATGAGCAGGATCCTTGTATCCTGGGTACATATGTTTAGCGTAACTTAATAAACTTTTACGAGATTTTGCAGTTGATAAAATTTTGGTAAGATGTTCGATAACATCAGCAGCACGTTTATCTCTTGTCTTTTGATAAATCGTTATAGCTGATTTTAACTTCTCCCTTATTTGGAATTCTTGCATCTTGTTTGCCTGCTCCTACTCCACCTTTTTGTCGATACGCATCAAATTTATCTGCGAGACCATAAAGCGGTGGTATTTCTTTTCGCACTATTCTTTCCCAATGTACAGACTTTTGTCCTATCTTATCTAAATACCAAGCAAGTTTTGAAGCGTCACCTGTTCTTTTATTCCACATATCTACGTGATGTAAATCTCCAGGTTTGTTTGGGCTACCTTCTTTGTAAACTCTTTCTTGAAAAGTTGTATCATTATTATTACCAGTAATGTCAGCACGATCATGAGTCACTTCTATATCAACATCTTTCATGATACCTAACATATAAGCAATCTCACTGATCCACGCATCATTTTGTCCATGTAGACTTATATGATCTAAACATCGAAACCAATCCCAAGGAAAAATAGGAAAGATAGAATAAGGGTGGCCTGTCTGCTCTTGAACACGTAGAACACTAAAAGTTTTTACTTCTTCAATTTTACTATCCCAGTGTTTGGTTTTCATGATTGCGTCATCGTTAAAAAACATGATCCATGTACCTTGAGCGTAGGCTGCAAGGGAATTATTATAGACATGTAAATTTTCGTACCCGGCTCGTTTAAACTTTAAGACTGTCTTATTCGGGTACTTTTCTCGCTTCAAGTGTTCTAGTGTTCCCAGATCATCGTCATCGACACCGAAAAGAAATTGTAACTTCTCTGGATTTTTTGCATTATCTATGAGAGAAGCTACTGATTTTTTCAAGAGGGATATTCTTTTTCGGGTAGGAAGTAAAATTGATATTGTCATAAGTGGAATGTACCGTGGATCAAAGGTGATTGAAACAAAAAAGTTACTTTTTCTTTTCTTCTATTTCGTAGAAGAAACGATCAGTATCATCAGTTCTCCAATCTTTATTTTCTACGTTCCAATATGTTGTTTGGACTTTGTAATCTGGCCATTCTCCTTTTTTTGTTGTGAACGAATTAACATTCCATAATATCCTGTTATTTGGTTGAGCAGCGAAATTACCATTGTCAAGTTCCAAGACGTGAGCACACTTATGCTCTTGAGGAATTTCAGAATGATCAGTATCAAGTAGATTGGCATCAGGGTGGCACCAATCAACGGTAAATAGATACTCACCAGAATAGAATTTTTTATCTTTACCAAGAAATTTTCCTCGTTGTCCTGTTAAAAAAGCAAAGTGATTAACATCATGATAATAATCAAAACTATTCCACAATTCGAGCTGGTCTTCTGACATATCAGGCACTTCGGCACGATCATTACGTTTGTTGAAAAACGCTGAGATAGGCAGTCGCCAAAAGCACGCACCATTGGGTAGCATGATGTTGAATAGGATCGCACGGCCTGCAATACTTGTAAGGCCGAAGATAACACAGTCTTTGCTTTGTCCTTTATACTTTGGATTGAGATCATACAAATACTCCGTTCTTATTTTACAATATATAGGTGGAATGCTACTATTTAAAAATGCCATTGTAAAGATATAAAACAAAACAAAATTTTTTTCTACAAAATTTATATAGATACCGGTCATTCTACACCTATACTAGCTCTTGGACTCTAGTAAGTATATAAACGTCCGCAAACTTTCTCGATTTTTTCCATTCAAACTTAATCGAATTTTTTGAAAAGATAATTAAAAAAAGTAAAAAAAAACGGAGCGTAAAATTAATCACGCTCCGTTTATAATAATTAAAAAGATTAGTTTAACTCTTTAATTCTTTTTTCGAAATAAGAAATATTATTAATTATTTCTTTATTAGTAATATTATTTTCTTTTATGAAAATCTTATTACTTTCTATTAAATCTAAATAAAGATTTTTTTTATTCTTATCTAAATAAGAATTTAAATCTATTAATAGATTTACTTTTTTGAAACGATTATTTTTAGTAGTATCGTATTCAATATCTACTTTCCTATAATCGTTATTAAAAGCGTCTTTAATATTCGTTGAAAATCTAGCTTTTTCATAAATATTAAACGCTTTTGTTTTTTCTCTTTTAGTATTGAATAATCTGAATAAAACTTTTTTATTCTCATATTCTCTAAAAGATAAAGCTACTTTATTTTCTTTCAAAGTAACTTTCTTATCGTTTTCTTTTTTCATACTATTTTCTTCTTTCTATCTTTTAAACTCTAAAAATTATTTTTAGATTTAAATTTAAAAGATACGATATTTTTAAACTAAAATAATCTAAAAGTAAATAAGAACAAAAGTAGAACGAAACTTATTCTTGACTCGTTATTTAATATAAAAAACATATAAAACCTTTCTTAAAATAATTAATAATAATTATTAATATTCTTAAATATATCCTTTAGATACGTTAAAAATTTTTTCGTGAAAACATACTTGTTTTTCGTGATCCTTGCTGATCATATATATCCTACTGATCCTTGCTGATCCGTGCGGAGCACCTAGGCTCTAGGATCAAGGCGGATCAACCTTGCGTCAATGACTGATGCGGCATGTTGCTGTGTCAATCAATCAACAGCAAGCAACCGCCGTCAATTGATATTGTGTTCTTGTTTGATTGAGTCAAGATACTTGGCCAGGTCATCATCGGTCATAGTGTCAAGGGTTGAGTGTTGCACTTCTTTCTTCTCAACAAGGAACCCCAGAAGCTGAGACTTTAGCCTTATCGCATTAACTGCTGCTGTATATTGTTTCTTGTCTCTCGCCTCATTGTACAAAGTGTCAAGCTTTTCAACCTCTTTTGACACAGATTCACTAGTCAAGCGCCTAGTATCAGCCCTTAACCTATCAATGTACTGGATAATTTTATCTTTCTTTAAGTTCCGGGCAGCTTGTACGTGAGCAGATGTTTCAGAATAACCTGCGTCAACAGCCGCTTGTTTCTTACCTTTTCCTTGTGCAATACCCTCACAGAACTTTTTTTCCATTGAGGATAAGGTCGCTTCGTTTGTTTGATGTATTTGGTCTAAAGTTATC